ACACATCTTTCAGATAGGAAGTTTACTTCCATTGCATCTAAATCAGATGTTGCAGCACCACCAGCTGAACCTGTAATCCAAGTCTTGTAACGTCTGTCTTCTGTTTCAGAAGCTCTGTAACGTACGTGTAAGAAAGGACGCTTAGCATTCTTTCCTAAGATTTGGTCATACACAGTAGTAGAACCTGCAGGAACTAACATACCGTTTACAGCACCAGTTCCAGTAAGACCTCCACGCATAGTTGGGTCGTTTAGGTATTTCCAGTCAGACTTATAGAAGTCATATCCTCTACGAAATCCTGTAAATCCTAAGTTAAGAGCCATCTCCTCATCATTGTCAAATAGACCATAAGAAGTACCATTAGCTCCACCACCTTGAGCAGAACCATTAAGTTCAGCTAACATGTCATCAATGTCAAATCCAAACTGACGGTTTAAGAAAAGTACGTTTTCTTCAATCGCCCCTTGCTTATCTAAACGAGAAATGATAGTATCAAAATCCGCTAGAGCTGTTGGGTTTCCACCTGCCCATACGTTTCCTCTGTTTTCCACTACGTGGAATACACCTTCAGAACCTTTGTTACCTACATCTCCACCTGCAGCAATTGCTCCAGAACCTGCTTCAGCTGGTACTGCTTCAATCATTGCTGTTTCTAAGTAGTCATCAAATCTTAAACGAGTTTCGTGCTCAGACTTCAAATACCATAAGTATCCTGATGCTCCGTTCTCAGTAGTTACTTCAATCCATCCGATTTGAGCCATATCTGAACCAGATACTGCATACTTATCTTTGATGATAATTGGAGAGTTATCGAAGATTTCATCTTCAGCCTCTAAAGAACCTTGCATTCCGTTGCTTCCTTTTTTAAACTCAGAACCGTAGATAAAGATAGTTACATCAGCATTACCTGCTCCTGTACCACCTGTAAATCCTTGAGCGTTGTAAAAAGCAACTACGATTTGGTTGGCGTTTAAACCACCTGCTACTCCTACTGCTGTTACAATACCTTTAAATTCTCCGGTGTTATCATTTTTAGAAACTACAACAGTTTGACCTACACGAATTGCAATTGTTCCAGCAGTTAAGCCTGTTGCAGCTCGGTCTGGTACTAATGCATCGTTAATATCAAATGTTACATTGTCTCCAGCAACTACTGCTGCTGTACCACACTGTGTGTATTTAGTGTGTAATCTCCCTTGCTCTGCCCACTTTACTAAGTCAGAGTTACTTGGTAACTCAGCTCCTACTAAACGTAAGAAAGAAGAGATAGTTCTATTACCATAACGCTCGAACTCTTTCTCGTACGTATCTGGTAAATACTGATTCAAAAAGTTGAAATCAGTTATGTAATTTGTAGCCAACGGCACTTGCTGTGGTGCTGGCTGTAATTGAAAACCTGGACCTACTGGGTTAGTATTTGGTCCTAATAATTGTCCTGCCATTTTTAATTTTTTAAAATGTTAATTTTTTCTTTTAATACTTTTAATTTTTAAACCCCTCCCAGTACTAGGATTAATTGCACGAAACTGAGTCCCTCCTTTTGAAGTAACCTCAGGAGCAGAACGTGTAGACATATTGACATTCTTCATTTTTCTTGTCACGTCCTCTGTTGCTGCTGCTTTTCCTTGTTCGTAAAAAAATCTTGCGAACTTATCAGGGTTCATTGCTGCTGATAATGCTTTGTGATATTCAGCTGCGTTTTTAACTAATCCACTATCATCCAAATGTCTATCAATAAAATTCTTGATACTCGATTGATTGTTTTTAATTTCTTCCGCAGTGCCACCAGGATTATACAATAAATTGGCTTCATCAATACTGACCTTAAAACCTTTAAAGTCTTGATTTAAAACCTTGTCTGTTTCTTTTAAAAAAAACGCAGACCTTCTTTGAGTTTCCTCTTCCTGATTTTTTGCATTATCAACGTATTGTTTATAAGCCTTATATTCTTCACTGTCATTAGAAACACCAACACTACTTGACTCAAGAGGCTGGTGATACATTTCTTTTTGTTCATTAAAGAATTTTTTAGCTTTTACAATTGCCTTCTTTCTTTTTAACTTAGCTCTTTTTACATCCGACTCATCATCCACATCTTCATCAAATGAATAATCTTCCATTAATAATTCAACATCTTCTTTATCAATGCCTTCCTCTGTAGCTAAAAGATACTCAGTTAAAATCTGGTCTCCATCTAGAGAATCAAAATCTCTGTTTAATTTAACATAGTCTTCAATACTCCTACCAGTTTTCTTTTTATATTCAAAATAAGCAGATACATCTTCAGGTAGAGTTTCATTGTTTTCTTTTTCTTCAAACAATTGTTCTACTGATGATATATCTTTATCATATCTATCTTTTATAAAATTAAGAACGTCTTCTTCTTGTAATTGAGAACTTTGATTTTCATCTTGTTGTTTTTCAACTACTGAAGTTTCTTGTTGTACTTCATCTTGTTGTTGCTCAGCATTTTCTAGTAGAGTTTCTTCTACTTCTGCTGCTGATTTTTCTTCAACAATTCCTACTTCTTTTACTTTTATTTCCATTAGATTAAATTTTAGTACAAATATAGTACATTAAACAATATAAATTATTCAGTTTACCTTGGGTCAAATTCTGCTAAATCAAAGCCGTCTAAGCTATCTTCATTAGACTCAAATGTTTGAGGAGGTAAATTATTTTTTCGTTGGTTTATAAGTTTAGACTGCTCAGAGTTTTGTTGACTTATACGAGATGATTTTGCATCTTCTCTACTTATCTCTCTATTGGCTAAAGCTTGCTCTGAAATATCTCTTAATTGTTGATTATACTCAAACTCTTGAGCCATCAATTGACTTTTTAGTTGAGCTTCATTCTTCATCTTTTCTATTTCAAAAGCAATTTCAGCTTGTTTAATTTGCATCTTAGCATTCATCTCAGCTTGAGATTTCTGCATAGCTGCTTGAGCTGCCATTTGTTGAGATTTTAATTGCTGTTCAGCTAATGCCTGCTGCTTCATCATCTCATTTTTTTCATCACGCTCTTGCTTTTGTTTACGTTTAACTTTTAATAATTGATTAGCTAACTTTATATTTTTTAATTCTCTTATATCAATTGCATCTTCAAGATTAATATCGCTCTTAGATAAAGCAGTTTGAATGTTTTGTTCAAGCTGAGCTTTTTCCTCTTCATCTGGGGAAACTTCTATAAAAATACCAAAATCATAAATGTATAAATCAGCTATATCTCCTAGAATTGAAACATTGTATTTTCCTATTTGGTTTATAAACTCTTCTTTAAAATCAGCGTACTCTAATATATCACCAACTCTATACGTTAAAGCTTCTGCTAATGTTCTATACACATATAAACTACCTTGAAGAATATGACGTGTAGCTGTATTAGAATTAAGTGCCGCTAGTTTTTGTAGCCCTACTAAAGAATTAGGGTCTGGGGTTGAACCATCTCTAGCTTCATTTAATCCGGTCACTGTTCTAATCATATTAAGATAATGATTATAGTTTGTGATTAACATTTGCGTTTTACTAGCACCACTATTAGATGTAAGCTGTTGTATAGGAACTCTAGCCTGATTAAAATCTCCATCCTGTGTATAGCTCCTACCTATAACACTACCAGTTTGGAAGTAAAGTCTTAGAGCATCTTCAGGATTATAAGCCTGCCCTGTGCCTAGGTCTACTTCATTTAATCCATCAGCATCTATAAACACACCATCAGGAACAGTTCTAGCTATTACTTGTTGTAATTTTAAATGAGTAATCTGTATTAAATCTGCAAAAGGTATCATCCTTCTAACTAAAGACTCAATAACTCCTTTATACATTCTTGGAGCTACTGCTACATAATTAGGTAAGGCATGCTGAGAAGCAGATTTAGGTCTAACCATATTTTCTGCAAGCTCCCACTTTAATAATATGTTAGTTCCCATAACCATAATACCATCATACCATACATCAATAGTTTTAGAAACTTTTTCAAACTTTCCATCTTCCATCATTTCTGTTGGAGGATTAAACTGGTCATCTTTCTCTATCATTTTAACAGCACCATTTTCTGATACTTTTTTCTTATAGACCATTTTATTAGTAGTCTTATAATTAAAATACATCAGAGTTACAGTGTCTCTATAAAATATATCGTTTTGATAATACTGAGCTACGTTATAGTAATCATACCAACTTTGACTATATTTAGATATTTTTTCTAAATCATCATTAGTAAGAGTAGGGTCTATTTTTAACAACTCTGTTATTGGAACATTTTTAATTTCACCCCAATAAAAACAATCTTTAAAATGAGGGTCTTCTGTATAACTATATACTACATTAGCAGGGTCAACATACTTTACCTCTACTCCAGCTCCTGGCAAGAACTCATGCTTTGCCACTCCCATTCCTAGTACCGTTAAGTCATAATCAACTCGCTTACGAACATCTTGATAATGATTTTCAGCAAACATAGTATCTATAGCTTCTTCTTCTGCAATTTCAATAGCAGGTTTATAGTTAAGCTGCATATATAAAGTAAGCTCTTCATCATTTTCAGGTAAAGAATCAGGGTCCATTGTAAAAGGGTCTGCCCCTGTCATATCTTTAATATCTAATAGGATATCCTTAGCAGCCATTTGACCTTCAATCATATCCTGATACTTAGTTCTCTTACCTTGAGATAAAGCATCTTGAGCGTATGCCTTAACCTTGAATAATCGGTCAGACATTCCATTGACAACTATATCTACAAATTTTGGAAGTATAGGGACTGGAGTCCAGTCTAAGTTGAGGTAAGATAAATCTCCATCAACTGCTAATTCATTTTTATATTTTGCAACAGATTGCTCACCTCTTGCATATAAACGTAGTCTATGAAAGTCTCTCCACTGAGAGTAATAACGACAACCATTACCATCTTTTTTAAACCACTCATACTGTATCGCTTGCCCTATTTGTAAGCCAAACTCATCAGTGGCTTTTTCTGCATCTGACACAAATTGGCTAGGGAATCCTACAGATGAAATTTTTACTTTTACTTCTTTCATCTATCTTATAATATCGCTTGTTAATCCCTTGTTGGTATACCTTGCAAAGTTAATGGAAATTTTTGAGCTTTTCTTTTCAGGTGTGTAAAGATGCTTCTGACATGCCATGATAGCTAATCCACTACTAATAGAGGCATCAAACCTAGTTCTATTACTTATATCGAATTTAGCCCAATCTTCTAATGTCCTGGTAAAGGGCATAGTACCCATTAAGTCAGAATCTCTAAATGTGTTTTCCATATCTAATCCTATATGTTTTTCTATAAAAGACTCTATTGCTGCAGCGTGAGCTTGCTTCACATCTTCACTAGAGTTAGGTATACCTCCTAATTCTCTTTCTGTTCTTGATAATTTATTATATGTTTTGTCAGGTCTGTTTAAACTAAATCCTCTATATCCTCTGTTTTTAAAATGATATAATAATCTAGGTTTGTTATTCTCCACTAGTATAGGCATTCCATAAAACACACAAGCCATTAATACTTCTTCAAAAAATATCTCTGCTGTTTGAGGTCTAGCAACATATTCTAAAAAAAACTCATTGCTAGGTGCTTCATCCATATTAAATTTAGTAAGCCCATGTAAAGCTCCGTTAGACCCTCCTCCTCCTACAACTCCTGATATATCATAACTATCACACCCAAAAGCACCTAAGTGTTCGTTCCCTGGAAGATTCTTACCGTTTCGTTTTATCACTCTATTCTGTAGATTTTTATTAGGTGTCCATGAAACCCTAAACCGACCTCTATTATTAGGTGTCCATACTACAGAAGAATCTTTAATACCATCCTTCCAAGAAAAAGAACCTTGAGTAACGTGATGTTCTGTTATCATAGAATCATTGTAATCTATCTGCTGATATATTTTTGTTAAATTAAATAATGACTGCTTACTCTCATCTCTAAACGCATGAGATTCTGTTCGAGGAAACTGACGATAAAATTCATTTAAAGCATCTGGGTCATTCTTTAAACTGTCCACTTCCGCTTCCCAATAATCTACCGCACCATTATCTATTATCTCTCCATCTACTCCTATTGTTTTTGTTTCAGGTTTCCTAAACACTGGCATTCCATATCTATCTATAAAACCTTCCATATTCCATTCCATAGGAATAAATAAATTATATAATCCGCTTTTAGTTTGCCCATTAGAATTTCTACTGGTTGCGTCTGAATCTTCGTAAAGTTTTTTAAAGTTACCACCACCTTTACTCAACGCATTAGAAGTGGAACCCATCATGCACTTGCCTATAACTCTACTTCCTAGTCTAAGACAAGTTTTTGTAACCCTCCAGTTATTAAGTATATTGTTAGGCTTTATCCATTTTCCACTTTCGTCATGCACCAGTAATAAAAGCTTTTCACCATCATAAGAGTTATCATCTGTATTCTTCCAGTCAATTGTTGTGTCTAACCCAAGCAACTCTTCTTTGTCTGAATCATACATATTCTTTTTTGTTATCTTAGATGCAGGTATCCTAAAAGCAAGTTCTGTTTTAGGTTTATCCATACCGTCTTGTATAGGTTTAAAAAAGAAAGGTAATCTATTAGCTATAGGAACTACTTTATCTGTGAACATCTTCTTGGAATCCGAACCTGTTTTAGACAATATACCAACTCTTGAATCTTTTGCAAGAGTACCTGTATTTACACATTCTGAAGACCCCATGTAAGAGAATC